GTAAAGGTAAGGGCAGAGTTAAACCTCTGCTCAACCTTGCATTGCAAGATAGTGAATGGTACGTAGATACAGCTAAGTACTTAGACATTGACCATAACGATAAAATTATATCTTTTCCCGTACGTCCTAATGATGATTACGATGGAAGATTAATTAACAGAACAGGTAAGTTACTTGCGTATGTAGATGCCAAATACAACAAGCCAAGAAAGTATGTAGGTGTCAAACACTTACAACCTCTGTACACAAAATCTGCAGAGAACTTGACAGTGTATTGGTACGCTAATAAGAAAGGTCTTGATAAGGTAGGCTTAGGACATAGACAAATCGAAAGATTGATGGCTCTTATGCCGTTGCCTTATGAACGTGACATACAAAATATGATAGATAATCTTATTCATTCTATTTATAGTGACACTCTTGACCCAATACATTACATACACGCATTTACTAAAATGCCATTGATTGTTACTGGAGATATGTACTACTTTACCGAAATGGTTAAGACAAGATTAAAAGATATCAAAGGCTATGAAACTGCTAAAGCAGATGAAAGACAACTGCGTGACCTCTTTTATGAGTTTGCTAAGATACTACGTGTGTCATTCAATAATATTATGTCTACACGTAAAGACAGCAATGCTGTATCTAACAACAAGATTAAAGAAGTTGCACAGTATATCTTTGATGAATGTGTACGTTTAAGTGAACAGTATTCTCCACGTTCTATGCCTAGTGTTTTGCTAGATGAAATAGGAGATTATGAAATAGATACGCAAGGTGTGATTGATGAGAAAGAGTTAAGTGAACTTGACCAATTTATCAAAGACCAAATGCGTGCTGCTGACAAAGGTGAGAATGCTTTTTGGGGCAAGATGGGTATTAAAAATCATCAGCTATCAAGAACATTACCTGCCGATTTATTAGGTAAGTCTAAGAGAAAGAAAGACATAGGCGTTAAACCTAATGCTATGCACAGATACGCAACTGACAAGAAAATATTTATTGATAAAGCAAAGCGAGTAACTGGTACATTACTTATTGATGCTAGTGGCTCTATGAACTTTGATAATGATGATATAGAAGAAATTGTCAAGTTACTTCCTGCTAGTACTATAGCTATTTATTCAGGTACTAACCACCCTGAAAATTTTGCTAAAGATGATACTGTAGGTTACCTGCACGTTATTGCTAAGAATGGTAAGTGGGTAAAAGAAATACCTGACATCGAACAGTTCAGAAATAACATTGTTGATGGACCTGCTATAGACTGGTTGGCAAAACAAGCAGAGCCAAGAATACTAGTATCTGACTTACAGTTTACTGGTGTTGCTTTTGAAACAAGCGATGGTTCTCGACTTAGAGTAGGTGTATCTAAAAGTCTATTTGTAGATGCACTAGGTAAGATGAAGAAGGCAAATGTCATTCCTTTATATGATATAGATAAAGCTAAAGAGTGGGTTAAGGCTTACAAGAACAATTAATTCGTGTAAGGCTTTTACTCACTTTGTGTCTTACACGTTGGGGTACGTACGGGCAACCGTGCGTACCCCTTTTTTTTGCTCTCAATACGCGTGCGTATTACACGAAAAAAATTTTGCTTTCTATACGCGTGCGTATAAGTTTCTTTTATTTTTTTTAAATTGCGTATAGTTTTCTAAACTTCTGTTATTATTATACGTATGAACGAGAAAATAAACGAACTTCTCAATAGTGTCGTTTCTAGTACGGGAAAGTGGTACGAGAATGTATCTCTCGATGTGCAAGAATTTTTAGATGGTATTGCAGAATTAATTAATCAAAACAAACAAGTAAATGCTGTAAAGATTTCTGATATCTTAGAGTCAGAATTTGGATTGAGCATTACTCCAACCAGTGTAAGAAATTGGCTAAGAGAAATAAAGAAGAGATAGCCGAGTTATTAGCTGAAGTTACTGATACTAAGTATGCAGAACTGAAAGCTACTAACGAAAGGTTACTCAAGCGTATTGATAAGCTCACAGATAAGAAAGCAGATTTGATTGACGCAGTATATAACGCAGTCAAAGACGGCATATTATCTTTGGACTTACCTCCAGTAAAACCACCACAGAAGTCTAAGAAACGTGTGGGTGAAGAGATATGCGTTCCATTACTTTCTGACATACAGTTGGCTAAGACTACGCCTACGTATTCAACAGAGGTTGCAGAAGAACGTGTAGTCCAATACGCTTATAAAATCTCTGAATTAGCACAACTCCAAAGAGCATCACATCCTATACGTAAGTGTGCAGTGTTATGCTTAGGAGATATTGTTGAAGGAGAATTGATTTTTCCTGGGCAATCACACCTAATTGACGCAAGTTTATATAGGCAAGTGACTGTTGATGGACCACGTATACTACATAAATTCTTTTCTATCTTGCTACACGAGTTTGAAGAAGTAGAAGTTTATTGGGTAATTGGTAATCACGGTGCTTTAGGTGGTCGCTCACGTAGAGATTATAGCCCTGAAAGTAATGCTGACCGTATGCTAGGTAAGATTATGCAGACTATGTTTGCTAATGAGCCACGTATAAAGTTCATAGTTCCTGATGGAGGTAACGAACGTAACTGGTATTTAGTAGCAGACCTAGGTGTTAAAGCAAAGTTTATGTGCTTTCACGGTGACCAAATCAGAGGTCACGCAGGTATACCTTGGTATGGTTATAACAAAAAAATCTTAGGTTGGAAATCTTTAGCAGCTAACGGAATGATGGAGAACTTTACACACGCAGTGTGTGGTCACTATCACACCCCAACAACTATGTATATAAACGATACACGTGTGTGGGTTAATGGTAGTACTGAAAGTTATAACACATTTGCTCAAGAACAATTAGCAAGTATGGGTAGACCATCACAGTTCTGTTTGTTTGTTAAACCTAATAAAGGCGTAACAGCCGAGTACTTAGTACAACTAGAGGAGAACAAGTAATGATTTGTTACTATTGTGGTAAACACTTGCGTATCAAAGAAGCAGCTATGGTATGCGTCAATGTGTTATGCAAGTTGTTTAATGAACCACAGTTACAAACAAAAGATGTTAACACTATAAACAAGTAGTTATTAACATTATAAATATATATATAACAGGAGGTCATATATGGCAAAGTTCAATTTGAACGAATATGAAATGGTCGAGGATAGACTTAAAAAATTTTGGTCTGATAATCCTAACGGTCGTATCGAAACTAATGTTGTGCATATTACCGATGACGGTAGTTGCGTAACAATCAAAGCAGAAGTATTCACAGATAGCAAAGGTGCTTTACCTGTGGCTACTGGTATTGCACAAGAAACCAAAGGTCAAGGTGGTTTTGCTAATGCTGATGCGTGGATGGAGAATTGTGAAACATCTGCTATAGGTCGTGCGTTAGCTAACTGGAAGTATCAAGGTAGTACTAAACCTAGACCTAGTAGGGAAGAGATGAGTAAGGTTGGTAATAAAACCTCTGAATCAGCACCTAAAAAGTCAACAGCTACTATGGAAGCTAGCACAGACATAAAGGAAACTTTAAGTGATGCTAACTACAATACTGATAATTTAGCTGCTCAACATAAGGACGGCTCTATAGCTATGGATGCTAATGGTATCTATTGTCCTTGTGGTAGTTCAGTTAAATACTTCAAGGCTGATGAAAAGAACTCACCTAGAAGTCCTGACTTTAGATGTACTGCTATGGGTAACTGTACTGCAGGAGATACTGTAGACGGCAAAGTATTTGCTAAGTCTTGGTGGATGGATAATAAAGATACACCTGAAGGTTGGAAAGATTATGCTGCAGCAGTCAATGGTATTGTTATCCCTGTAGCTAGAAGCCTAGATGATATAGGCGAAGATGACGCTCCATTCTAATGTCACATCCAGTTCCTAGTCAGAACTATCTATGTGAAGATTGTGGAGAACATTTAACAGAACAACCACATAACTGTATATAAGCAAGAGCCGAGGTAGAAAGGATAACACCCTCGGCTTTGCTATAGTTATCGAGAAACTTTTTTAACTGGTGTAGATATTTTATTCTTAGCAAAAGACTTCAACACAGATAATACAGCAGCACCACCTGATAAGGCAGCTACTTCTAATGTACTTATCTCCACACCTAATGCAGGTGTAATAACAAGTGTTGAAGCAAATGTTTCTACAAATGTCCACAGACATCTTTCAATTAAATCTTTATATTCTTGACTCATTATATCATTCTTCCTAACTTCAATTTGTTTTCAATGTTCTCTAGTTTAGCAATAATTGTATCTAATTTCTTTTGAATAAATTGTGGATGTATCATCTCAGGTGG